ATTATTTTACCTTATTTTTTATATAATACAAAAAGGGGATAAGTACATTTTTCGAGTCGTTGTTGCTTTCTTGTAAGTATATCCCAAAAGGTAGCAAATAATCCTCGTGTAGGTCTTTGTGGTAAAACTATCTTAACTTCAAATGTAGCCATTGATGATCCTAAAAAAGGGGCGAGTGATACGTACACCCACCCCTATAAACATTAATTACATTACTAATTAAGCAACTGAAATATCAGATTTAACCACATAATCGTCCTTGACCATTTTCACTCCATAAGCAGTAAGCCCCTTAGCAGTGTCATAGAACTGACCAGAAACCTGTTCGATTCCAAGTTCATTATAACCAAGTCCAAGTGCTCCACAACGCTCTACAGAAGCAATAGCCCATTTGCCATTAGTAGCATCTGCAAGGTTAACACTTTCATAGATGTCAAATCCACCAAAACGACCAACAAAGTACTCACGACCAAATTCTGTAGCAAGACTATCTGAACCAAGGTTTACACCAGTGATTGCAAGGAAAGACGCTACTTCTGGTGTGATGGCAAGTCTACGACCAGCTTTAGGAGCTCCAGCGTTAGTAAGAGCTACACCCATTGATCCAATCCATTCAAGGATATTTGTTTCATCAATAGTAGTAGCAGTAGCAGTAGTAGTAGTATTTGCAAGTTCAGTAAAAATGTCTTGATCGATTGCATCTGCAATACCATAAGCTCCTTCAGGGATAATAGCAGAAAGTACATTGATAGCAGATTCTGCATTATCAATACGTTCTACATTTTCTTTGAAGTATTTAGCTTTATCAAGTGTAAGCAATACAGAAGTGTCTACATGAGTATTACCTTCAACATCTCCGCCTGTGTAATCACCAACAGTTACAGAACCAACACCCCAAACCTTAATAGATTCTGCGTTGACTCCACTCTGTGTTCTTAGAAATGCTCCACCAACCAGAGATTTACGTGTCTGTGGGATGAAGATATCTGTAATAAGTTCTTCTACAATTGTTCCATCTAAATTAAAAGCCATTTTAGCTCTCCTTGAATATTATTTAAATTCCTTTGATATTATCTTTTACTCTTTGAACAAAGTCTGATGTAGTCTTTGTTTGTACACCTTGATCGCTACCAGAACCACGTTTCTGTTCAAATTTCAAACTTTCTTTATTTTCTTCTTTAATGGTGTCATAAAATTTATCAAATGGTATAATTTCATCACCATTTCGACCAACGATATTATTACCAACCAAATCTACTTTATGATTGTTTACTAAACTTTCAATCATATAATCAGACCCATAAAAGTCATTACCAATAGTCTTAGTCAACTCTGCGGTTAATTTATTTCTTTTTGACTCTTTAGCTTTATTCTCAGCTTCTAATTTCTGTTGCTCCAGAGTCGTGGTAAGGTTATTTAGTTTATCATTCAACTGGGCAATAGTAAGTTCAGAACTCTTTACTTTCTCATCCTTACTTTTCAATGTATCAAAGAAACTATCATAGTTATCATATTTTTCAGAGTCATACCCAATATCTTTGATCTTATTTTTGAGTTTCAATACTTCTGAATCTTTCTTCTGATAACTTTCAATTCCTCTTTGTTTCTCAGCATTAATTAAACTAACAATACCTTCTCTTACATCTTCGTTCTCAACGGAACTTAATATCTCTTCTAAAGTCATTATTCCTCCACGGGATTAACTGTTTAATATATTAGACGATTTAACTGTTTATTATATTAGACGATTTATATCTTTTTCATACGTTTAATAGTCATATTACATTTACAATTGAAATGGGAATCTATGATAGGATATGGAATATCCCCAACATGACTTCCCTGTCCATAACCATCATCATTATTGGCATGTTTCTCACAGGGATCACCTCCTGGGTAGTAATGTGATTCGTGAGTGGGTGAGAGTGTCCAGAATGCAACAATAACTTCGTCATCGTCCTTGATATCTTCGAGTTCTTTGAACTTCTTATCAATAATTTCTAAATTGTGTCTCTGTAGCTGATCCTGTGCTAACCGTCGTCCTTGATAGTTCAACACCTTATCAACACTCTCATTAATGATATTGGTCTGTTGAGCAGTTAATATATCGTTTTTCGTATACTTAATAATATCTTGCAGTAATCTGCTCTTAACTACATCATCAATATCTGGATTGTTAAGTTTTCTGAGTTTATTTTTGTATGCCCTATATTTAAGTTTACCTGTCAAAGTGGTAGGTCTCTTTATCGTTGCATCTAAATCATTTATAAACTCTATAGATGGAGACCTATCAAGTTTTTGTAGCCTGTCGACCAACACCCTTGACTGGTTCTTCAATCTTCTAGTAAACTTAGGGGCAATCTTTGACTCGTATGAGTTCCTCCATGCGTTTATGGTACCCACACCCTGTATATCCTGCTTAACCAACATGATCTTAAATTCCTCAAATGGAATCTTCTCTCCATTGGATTGGTAAGATTTCCAAGTGAACTCCTGTACAGTTTCTATCCAATCCTCCGACACCAGAAACTTAGCAACATCTTTTTGTGTGAATGATTTTGTTACTGGATTGAATTTTTCAGTGAATTTTTTAAAGAGCTTATTAGTATATTTACTCCAATTTTTAAGTTCTTTATTGTATTTTTTCTGACCTATCATGATTACTGAACCTGATATACTGTCGGTATTCCTGATGAAAGAAACGATATGTCTTCATCTGACCATCCTAAAACGCCACCAACCAGTTCAATTAATGATTCGTTTAATTTAGCTGTTATATCATCAGTAATCTCTCTATCGGAAACTCTCTCAATAATAGATACCTTATCCATAACCTCTGTAATAGATGGTCTCAGTATAGAAGAGTAATCAACAGTATATTCAATATCTCTACCTATATACATAGACAACAATCTGATTATTTCTTTTTCGTAATATTCAGCTATCATACCATTGGATTTTAGCTTATTCATTTTACCATAGAACCTGTATCCTAAAGCCGTACCAGATTCAGCCTTATTACCGCCATTAACTACTGCTGAGGAACCCAATACATCAGCTATTTGTAGCATTGTATTAATGGTTGATGATTTGTATTCCATACTTGTTTTAAGGGTATCTGATGGAGCAGAAATGTAATGAGGCATCACCGTGGACTCACTATCAACATACATAGCGTTTTTGTTACCAACCACGGCTGATGTTTTGTGTGATGCTGTTGGATTAGTTGATGGTATAACCAATATATTGAAATCACTTGAAATATCCAAATCATTAATTCTGGAATCTTGATTATACACCTGTCTAGCTATAGTAGCCATAGAATAGTATGGGGAATATGGTAATATATCGGTATTGTAATAAACCACTGGGATGACACCAATATCGTTAGTGGATATATCAATAGTTGTCCTTTTATTATACTCGTTTATCGTGAACTGTTCTATTGCATTGTTTGTAAACTCTCTATAAAGATAAAGATTCTTTTCAGTATCGTATATCCCATACTTGAATGATATGCTTATCAGCTTTCCAAACTTATCTGTTTCAAACGAATAAATATCAGATAATTTCTTAGTATAGATGTATGGAAACACTCTTTGACCCAATGCTTCCTGTAGAGTCTCTGGCGTTTCTGGATAGTTATCCATGATTACGAAGTGGTTCGAGTTCAATACAGTATGTAGAGTCGCTTCTTTTATGTACCTGTCAAGGCGGGTTCCATTATTATTACAATCATTAATAAACGCAGTAACCACATCCTCATTATTATACGACCTTCTTGGGGTCTCACTGAATATAGGATCAATAGTAGAATCTACTATTGGTTTAACATAATTGGTATATGTTGCTTCTTTCTTTCTCTGTTCAAAATCTCTTTCTCTATCAAACTTAAATAGATAGTCTCCGTTAGCAAATCCATTCTGACCTGTATATGAATCATATACAAGCTTGTATTGATCTATTAAAAAATTAGTTGGTTTAGTTACCATCTATATCTCCTTAATACTTTAACCTTACACCAACGACAGCTTCACCTTTGTTACGAGAATATCTTTCAAAGCAATAACGAAGAGCATCAGGTATATGACTAAATTCGTGATTAGGTTTATCTATTGAATTACCTGTTTTTTTATCTTTTTCCCATGAATAATTTTCAAGAGCTGTTATACTATGCTTACATGTACTCAATACATTAATCCGTCGTCTTCTAAGCCACATAATACCTCCTAAAACACTACCAGCACCCTTCTTAGCGGCTTTTATAGACATACCCATGCCTTTAAGCTGTGCTATACCTCGTGGGTCTTCTGAGTCAGCTGTAATGAGAACATCATCTCTTATTAAATTAGACAGTTCAGCTATATCCATTTTACTGGCATAAACCTCATCCAAAATATAAATATCTTCTCCATCAAATCCACATAAAACATAAGCTGTTGGATCATTCCAACCGAAGTCAAGACCTGCCATATATTGTAGGTCTAATCCTTTTGGAAGTTTATCAATGATATTAATATTAGTAAATATCTTATCACCTAACACACCCCATTTACCGAGGCAATAAACTGAATAATGTAGTGGGTCTTTATATTTAAAGCTTTCAAGAGTCTTTATATCTTCTTTTTCAAGATATTTATTGTCCTTGTAAGTGGTTCTTATAATAACAATATCATCATCTTCATAATAACCTGATTCAAAATCAATATCACTGAACCATCTCTTATATATCCAGTGCTCAATATGTATTGGATTAAATAAAAGAATAATCTTCTTCTTAAAAGGCGTTATACCTCTCTGTCGTATTAATAACTGACTATAATCTTCAGGATATATCTCTGTTGCTTCTTCTACTATAACTGTATCAATAGCAGAATCACTCATAGGTCGGATAGATTTAAGCTTCTCGGCATTATCTATACCCTTGAACATTATATATCCACCCGATAATTTACAGTATAATGTCTTATCGGATCTATTTATACTAAAATAATTATCCAACTTCAATCTTGATATTGCTACCAACACCTCAGCCCAAGCAGAATGTTTTAATGTAGCTGCTACTTTTCTAACGATTAATATAGACTTACCTTCTAAAGCCCATAAAACAGCAAATGTCATAATGGAATAACTCTTCCCTGAACTACCTCCACCCATTATTATTTGCGTTCTCTTATCCTTATTATAGAACTGTCTATAAATAGGGTTAATAACTTTAGGATTGATAGTAATATCTACTATATTAGGACTCATCGTTTATATCAAAACCAATATTGATCTTAGTAACTTCATCAAGTAGAGATTTATCTTGCTTCAACTTCTCTCGTTGAATAGCTAAAGACTCACTGTGTTGTCTTTCGATCCAACCCCTCTTAGATTTAAGAAAGAAAATACTAAAAGCTGGATTATAATTACCAGACATTCCCTGTTCAATAATTCTTTGCTCCTGAATATCTCTCAGAATTTCAAATTTCTCAACTATATCTGGATGCTTATCTTTGTGAGCATAATTATAGTAGTTCCAGTTGGTTTGTCTATACTCTGACAACGTATCTAATACCCTATAATAACTGATAAGACTTGTATCATTATCGTATATATCAATTGCCTGATCAAGTATATCAAGCATCTGTTTCTTTGTGTATTTAGCCATAATGGTTTGCCTCATATTCTTCTAAAGACGTATATCTTCTATCTTTCTTTATGTATTTCTCATACAGCGTGTTTTTAAGTTTCTTTGTCACCCAAATATAACAATAGGATTTGAAATGACAGTTATTTGAACCTTTCCAACCTTCAACTGCTCTCAAAAGTAAAATATCATATAAAGACAATAACTCATCATGATAATAACCATCATATTCTTTAGTTATACTATGTAACTTAGGTAAATAAAGCTTTCTGAGCTCTTTGTATATATTATTTTTCTCTTTTTCATTATCAGTCCGTCTGTAATTTAGAACCATAACATCCCATTCATCGTATTTCATCATACCTCTTCAGCAACAGGTTCTTTCTTAACTGATCGTTTATTGGGTGTTAAAACAAACATATCAATCACTTCATGAGGTTTCATACCTTTCTTATTACACATATCTTTGATTTTTCTATAACTTTCTTTTGAGACTTTAAAACTTAACATCATATATTTATTCCTTTTTTTGAGTCAATACCTACTATATTAGACGATTTTTTTCTGTAATGCACATTTTAACTTCAAAAAAGGGAACCACAAAAGCAGTTCCCTCTAAAAAAGGAGCATCCATTTATGAGAATCGGTTTTAATGGATAATTATATTATAATCAATAAAAATCGTTTTTGCCAAAAAAAA